GGCGGCCTGCTGTCCGTCGAAGGAACCCTGCAGGACGAGCAGTACAAGAAGCTGCGCAAGTGGATCGAAGACAACTACCAGGGCGGAGAAAACGCCTACCGGACCATGATCATGGACCGCTCGGCAAAGTTCGTCCCCATGGCCATGAGCGGCGTCGACGCTCAGCACCTGGAGACGCGCCGATTTCAGATCGAAGAAATCTGCCGCGTCTATCGCGTCATGCCGATCATGGTCTGCAGCAACGACAAGAGCAGTACCTACGCCGGCGCCGAGCAGAATTTCCTCGCTCACGTCGTGCATACGCTCGGCCCGTGGTTCGAGCGTATCGAGCAGGCTATCGATTGCCAGCTGCTCACCGATGCCGAGCGCAAGGCAGGCTATTACAGCAAGCTCGAAGAACGCGGCCTGCTGCGGGGCGCACTGAAGGATACCGCCGAGTACCTCTACAAACTTGCCGGCCTCGGTCTCATCACCCGCAACGAAGGCCGGGAAATGCTCGACATGAATCCGCTCGACGGCCTTGATGAGCCGCTGACACCGATCAACCTGTCCGCCGATCTGGCGGCAACGCAGAAGGAAGGCACCGCCAATGCGTGACCATCTCGACATCCCGTTCCAGATCAAGGCCGTCTCCGAGGACGGCCTTTTTTCTGGCTACGGTTCCGTTTTCGGCGTCGTCGACTCCTACAAGGAAGTCGTCACTCAGGGCGCGTTTTCAGAAAGCCTGCAGGGCCGCATGCCCGCGCTGCTCTGGCAGCACCGCAGCGGCGAACCGATCGGCGTCTATACCTCGGTCAAGGAAGACAACATCGGCCTGCATGTCGAAGGCAAGCTCGCACTCAAGACCGCGCGTGGCGCCGAGGCCTACGAACTGCTCAAGATGGGCGCCCTGAACGGCCTGTCTATTGGCTACATCACCCGCGAAGACAGCTACGACAAGGTCTCCGGGGTGCGCACCCTGAAAAAGGTTGATCTCTGGGAAGTTTCGCTGGTGACCTTCCCGGCAAACGACGCCTCGCGCATTTCAAGCGTCAAGGGCATCGAGCAGATCAACACACTTTCAGACGCCGAGGCTTTCCTGCGCGATGCAGGCGGGCTCTCGCGTCGTGAAGCGCTGGCAATTGTCAGCCGCATCAAGTCCCTGCATGGCCAGCGTGATGCTGGTGAGTTGGGCGAACTAGCTGCGCTGATGAAGCGCAATACCGCTGCTTTTTCCAACTGAAAGGACTGTACTTATGAACAAGAAATCCCTCTTCCGTGCCGTCATCGCCCTTGGTGTCGGTCTTATTGCCGCAGCAGCTCACGCGGCTGGCCTGATCTCTGCTGATATGGCGTTTGCCGGTGGCCTGATTCCGATGGCACTTGGTGAAACTGATTTCGGCGACTTGAAGGAGCTTCTCCAGAAGCAAGGCGAGGCCTTCGAAGAGTTCAAGAAAACCAACGATGACCGCCTGAAAGCGAAAGCCGATGGCAAGTCGGTGGAAGCCTATGAGGCCAAGCTGTCGAAGATCAACGATGAGCTGAGCAAGATTGCGGACATCAAGGCCGCGCTCGACCAGGTTGAAAAGAAACTAAACCGTCCAGGCGCCGCCGGCGAAGGTGATCCCGCCAAGGCCGAGCACAAGGAAAAGTTCGGCAAGTTCCTGCGCAAAGGCATTGACGACGGTCTCGGCGAGCTGCAGCAGAAGGCCTACAACATCACCACCGATGCGGATGGCGGCTATGCCGTTCCGGAAGAGCTCGACCGCACCATCCTCGAGCTGATGCGCGACGTCTCGCCAATGCGCCAGGTGGCCAACGTCATCACCGTCGGCAGCTCCGAGTACAAGAAGCTCGCCAACAAGGGCGGAACATCAGGCGGATGGGTTGATGAGGATGACGCAAGGCCTGCGACCAACTCAAGCCAGTTTGCGACGCTGACCCCGTTTATGGGCGAAGTTTATGCCTACCCGCAGGCCACCCAGCAGATGCTCGATGACGTCTTCTTCAATGCCGAGATGTTCATTGAAGGCGAGTGCGCCGCAACCTTCGCCGAGATGGAAGGCGCTGCCTTCACGACCGGTGACGGCAGCAAGAAGCCGAAGGGCTTCCTGGCCTACACGTCGGACGCGCTGACCGACGCAACCCGCGCCTTCGGCACGCTGCAGTACATCGTCTCCGGCGCTGCCGCCGACTGGGCCGCAAGCAACCCGCAGGACAAGCTGCTGGACGTCGTCTATGCGCTCAAGAAAGGCTACCGCGCCAACGCGCAATGGATGACCAGCAAGGCCATGCTCGCCGACGTGCGCAAGCTCAAGGACGGCAACGGCGACTACCTGTGGCGCCCGGGCCTCGACGCCGGCCAGCCGGACACCCTGCTGGGCTACGGCATCGCCGAGAACGAAGACATGCCGGCCAAGGCCGCGAACGCACTGTCGATCGCCTTCGGCGACTTCAAGCGCGGCTACACCGTCGTCGATCGCATCGGCACCCGCATCCTGCGTGACCCCTACACCAACAAGCCGTTTGTCGGCTTCTACGTGACCAAGCGGGTCGGCGGCTTCCTGGCCGATTCCAACGCCATCAAGCTGTTCAAGTTCTCGGCCTGATCGACTGAGTGATGCACGGCGGGCCGTCTTCTGGCGGCCCGTTATTTCTGGAGAAAGCAATGGCAAAAACCATCGAAATCACCAAAGGCTTCAAGTTCGCGCACCGCGGCTGCGACGTCGTCGAATACAAGGCCGGCGACGTAATTGACGATGCAACTGACGAAATGGCCGAACTCGCCATAAAGAACAAGTGGGCGAAGGAGTCTAAGGCGAAGACCGCCGCTCCGGAGAACAAGGATGCCGCCATCGACGGTGGCGCCCCGGAAAACAAGTCGGAGTAATCGACAGTGCCTGCGCCGACCATTGATTTCTTCAAGGCCTGGTGCCGCGTCGACGGCGACGAATTCGACGCCATCCTGCCGGACCTGATCGCCGCCGCGACAGATCAGGCCAGCAACGAGACCGGCAACGACTACACCACGGTCGAAATGCGGTCGAAATGCCCAGCTCGGTGAAGATGTGGTGTGCACTGCAGGTCGGTCACTGGCTGAAGAACGCCGAATCGACGACCGAGAAAGCGCTCGTCAAAACGCCATACATTGACGGCCTGCTCGACCCGTACCGCCAGTACACCATGGAAGTCAAGGTATGAAGATCCCGACCGCAGGAGACCTCAACCGCCGTGTCACCCTGCGCAAGTGGCAGGACGTCGCCGATTCCGGCTTCGGCATCGACCAGACCTTCGATGCCGGCGCCACGGTCTGGGCCAGCGTCGAGCCGGTCGGCTCGGCGATTTTCTGGGGGTCGCAGCAGATCGAAAACGGCGTCACGCACCGCATCGTCGCGCGACGCACTGCGACGATCAATGAGGCCAGCATCACTGGTGAGCACGTTGCCGAATACGCCGGGCTGCGCTACCGCGTGAAGCGTGCCTCCGATCTTAACGGCGAGAGGCGGTTCGTTGTCCTCGAGGTGGAGGTTCTTGGAAATGCTTGAAACGAAGGTCACCTTTAACAAGGGATTCAAGGTCTTTGACATGTTTCTCCATCGCAAGACCATGCGCCAAGCGATGGAACGGGTTGGAAAAGATGTGCAGATTTCCGCGCGTGCTTTGGTTTCGCGGCGTTCCAAGTCAAGGTCCGGACAATACCCTGGGAGGCGGACTGGCGTGCTTCGTCGATCCATTCGGTATCGCGTGTCATTTCCCGGTTTTATGGTGACTATCCAGCCCGAAAAAACCAAGGAAATGGGTAAGTATTTCTACCCGGCGTTCCTTAACAAGGGCAGCAAGAAGCGTAATTTTTCTGCGCGGCGGAACTATATGGAAGCCGCTCTTAAAGAAAAACGGAATGAAGCGCGCAAGGTGATTCGCCGTGCGTTGCGGAATGCGATCAAGGTATCGAGAAAATGAACATCGACCTGATCATCGCCGCCCTGCGCCTGCGCTGCCCGTCGTTCGCCGGCCGCGTCGCCGGTGCCGCGCAGTTCCAGCTGCTTCCGGAAAAGACGAACCTCCCGGTTCCGTGCGCTTACGTCATCCCGCTCGATGATAGGGCGGATGAGAACCGCAGCTCAACCGGTTACCGGCAGACCATCACCGACGCCTTCGCCGTCATCGTCGCACTCGACAACACCGCAGACGAACGCGGGCAGGCCGCCTCCGGCAACGTGCACGCCATCCGTCGCGAATTGTTCAAGGCGCTGCTCGGCTGGGAAGTATCAGACGACTATGGAGGGGTCGAGTACGCAGGCGGTGAATTGCTGGATATTGACCGCGCCCGCCTCTGGTACCAGTTCGAGTTCTCCGCCGCGTTCGAGATCGGCAGCGACGACGTATCCGATCCGGACACCTGGCAGACCATCGATCTGGCGTCGCTGCCGGCGCTGACAGAAATCCACCTCGACGACGTCGCCAACCCGGCTGACATCAGCGAGGAAACCCCGACGCCGGATGGCCGCACCACGGCCCGCCAGCGCATCACCCTCGACCCGCCTTAACCAGGAGCTTCAACCATGTTCATCCAGCCCGTTTCGGGCCGGCGCGTGCCGGACCCGGAAAAGGGCGGCTTCGTGCCGCCCGAAGGTCGGGTCGTTGCCGACCACGACCAGTACTGGCTGCGCCGCCTCGCCGATGGCGATGTGGTCAAGGCCAACCACCAACCTGCACCCGCTACTGAAAAAGGGGGTAAAACCAAATGAGCGTCAGCTTCAACAATATCCCGGCCTCGATCCGGGTTCCCCTGTTCTATGCCGAGGTCGACAACTCGCAGGCCGGCTACTTCGAGCAAAACCTCAAGACCCTGCTGATCGGCCAGAAGCTCGCCGCCGGCAGCGCCGATGCCAACGTGCCGATGCTCGTCTCGCGCACCGATGAAGCGCGCAGCCTGTTCGGCCAAGGCTCCATGCTCTCCCGCATGCACGATGTCTATCGCAACAATGACGACTTCGGCGAAGTCTGGTGCATCGCCCTCGATGACGCCGCCGCCGGGGTGGTTGCCACTGGCACCGTCGCCCTCACCGGAACCGCCATCTCCGCCGGTGCGCTCAACCTATACATCGGCGCGCAGCGCGTGCAGCTCGCCGTCGCCGCCAACGAGACCGCCGCGTCCGTCGCCACCGCGCTCGCCGCCGCGATCAATGCCAATGCCGAGCTGCCGGTCACCGCAGAAGCCGCGGCCGGCACCGTGACGCTCACCCGGGAACGCCGTCCGCCTGCAACTCAACTATCGCGGCACCGCTGGGGGCGAATCCACCCCGTCCGGACTGGGCGTGGTGATCACCGCCATGGCTGGCGGTGCAACCAATCCGGACCTGACCGCCGCCCTGGCCGCGCTGGGCGATGAGGAGTACGACTTCATCATCCAGCCCTGGACCGACACCGCAACGCTCGACGCCTTCGCCGCGCTGATGGGCGATACCACCGGCCGCTGGTCCTGGGCAAAGCAGCTCTACGGTCACGTCTACTCCGCCATGGCCGGAACGCTGGTCGCCATCACCACGCTGACTAGCGCGCGCAACGACCAGCACATGACCATCGCCGGCTACGAGGCCGAAGTGCCGAACGCGCCCTGGGAATACGCCGCGGCCTACGGCGCGCGCAATGCCAAGTTCATCGCCATCGACCCGGCACGCCCGACGCAGACCGGCGAGCTGACCGGCATTCTGCCGGCGCCGCAGGAAAAGCGCTTCCTTATAAGT